CTTTGCCGCTGATGTTCGAGACAATCTTATCGGCCTCGCCTTGGTTGCCGAGGATGTCCGACATATCCTGCTCGGTGATCTGGAGCAGGCCTGCCAGTGCTGGCGGAATCGCAGGCGATCGGGTGTATGCAACAGGCCCGGCGACCTGCTGGGTGCCGTCAGGCGAGTTGATCGGGTTGACCAGCAAATACGGGTAGTTCTTGATGTTATCTTCAGCCCACATGACCTGATGGCCAGCGACCTGCTCTGGCAGCAGGATGGGCTTCTCGACAGAGGACAGCGCGCTAATCTCGCCGAGCTTGGAGAGCTGCATGTTTTTGAGGCGCTGCGCGTCCTTGGCTAGACGAACGTGACCCATGCAGCGTTCGACGTTATCAACGAACCATCTCTTGCCATACACCGGCACCACCGGAATGCAAGTTCCGGGGATGTAGCCGCAGTCCTCGAGGATCTTGCCGCCCGAGAGGATGTACTTCCTAACCCGACGCCGCTTGATGCGCCGCTGCTTGACCTCGACCGCACCGATAGCGGTCAGCGTCTCCTCGAGTTCGTCGTCGGCTTCAAAGTCGCTCTGGGAGTACTTCTCCTCGCTGCCGTCGATATTGCGGAAAGTCCGAATGACCTCTGACGCTTCCTCGACCCGGTAGTATTCAGCCAGATAGACAACGTCTGGCGTGTCCCAGTCGAACTCGACCTGCTGCACCAGCTTAGGCCAGTCGGACGGGTCGTCGCCCCACTCTTCCTTGTAGGCCTCGCGCGTGACGGAATGCACAACGTAGCAGTACCGCGCGTCTGCCTTGTCCTGGCGCTTGGCATCAAGGTCGAAGAAGACGCTGCTATCAGCATCGAAGATAGGCTCGATGCGAATGCGCTGGTGCTCGTTCTCGGGATCGTATTCGTCCTCGTAGCACGAACGCAGCCGCCAGGCGCCGAAGCCGCCGGACACCGCCTCCTCGAAGGCGTTGTCGTAGGCCTCCTCGGCCGTCGAGTCCTGCTCGTCTGCGCGAAAGAGCATGTCGCAGGTTTCGGCCAGCTTCTCATTCGTCGCGCCGTCTTTGGCGATGAAGTCGACGGTGACGCGGCTGTTGCGGTACTCGTTGATAATCCGAATGACGGCGAGGTGAATCTTATTGACTTCGAAGCGCGGCTTGTTCTCGAACTGATAGCCCAACGGCCCTTCCCACTGCGCGCCCGACAGCGAGTAGAATCGTCTGTCCTGAAGGCACTGAAGCCTTTCGTCGCGCAGCGCAGACTGAATGTCGTCGAAGCGACTGAGCGCTTCCTCATGTACGTCAAGCAGCCGCTGCTCTTTACTGATTCGAGCCATGCACTATCTCCAGCGATTCGCCACCGCCAGCGGCGTCACCTCGGCGACTGGCCGCGCAGCCTGCGCCCTGCGGACGCCCTCGAGCGCATATCTTAGCGCATCGATGCAATGATTGTCTCTGTCCTGCAGAACAGGAAGTACGGCTCCTGTCAAGGTGTCGGTCTTGTATGAGTACAGCGACAGCTCGTCGATCACGTGCTGGCAGCGCGGGTGGACAACGATGTCGTAGGACTTCAGCCACTCGATGCCTTCTGAGACGCTATTCGCGCCCTTCACGGCGGCCGTGATCTTCGGGAATCCATGCTTGCGCATGTGACTGATCGTCTCGGGGCGCGAGCTGTCCGCCACCATCGGCCACTTCTCGGCTTCCGGGATCGACATAAACAAGTCCGGCGTGGCCGTGATATCGCAGCCCAAAGCGTATGCCTCGTGATCCACGTACAGCGTCCTGCCGACAAGGTGGCAGCGCACCAGAACCGTCGGGTCAACCGCGAATCCCCAGTCGGCGCCCAGTCTATGAATCGCGTCCTTCGGCGCCTCGAACTCTTCCACGCGCCAATTGCGGAACACCCGCGCCTCTGAGTTCGTCAGGTAAGCGCCGCGCCAGACGTGCTGGTACTTTTCCGGGTCTCTAGCGCGGTCGTATTCCATCTCGGCGCGGAGCACCTCGGGGAACCAGGGATTGTCGCTGAAGTTAACCTCAACGATCGCCGCGTCTGGCGGCGGTGTCGGGCCGCGCAACAGCACGTCCACCGGGTCGGTCGCCTGCGATGGGTTCCACGTAAACCAAAGCTCAGAGCCTGGCTTGCGGATCGTCGGACGCAGCAGGTCCAGGCTGCGCTGCGACAGGCTCTGCGCCTCCTCGCACCAGGCGCGATCGTAGCCTTCGAGCGATTTGATCGAGTCGGCCGTGTGATTCTGCATGCCCTGGAACAAGATCAGACCGTCGCCCTTTCTGGATTTGATGACGGCTTCCTGCACCTCGAAATAGGAACCGGCGTTCATCTGCTCGATCTTCAGTTCGAGAAGCCGCTTGACCGACTGCGCCAACGACTTCTGGACCTCGCGCACGCATACGCTGCGGCTCGACTGGTCCATGATATGCGCCTCAATCATCATCTCGGCAAAGGCATGCGACTTGCCAGATCCACGACCGCCGTATGCGCCCTTATATCGCTTCGGCTCCAGCAGCGGCAGCGCCCACTCGGGCGTCTCAATGCGCAAGACGCTCATTTCTTGATGACGCGCTCGATCTTCTTGTACTCAATCGGCGCGCCGTCTGCGCCGGTGATTTCGTGCTGTTGTACCTCGCGCCACCTCGCCTGCGTTTTAAGGAAAAAGATTGCCGAAGCCGTGTCGCCTGCGCGTGCCTTTTGCATCAACCCGCTTGCGATTGATGCAATCGCCTTGCTCTTTCCCCTTTTGTAGCGTTCAGCGATGTCTGGTTCTCTGTCCATGATCGCAAAGAAAGTGGTTCGTCCAACCCCGAAATAGTCCGCCATCTGTTCGACATTGAGAAACGCGGCAAGAGTTTCGACTTCGTTTCGCTGTTTTTCTGTCAGAGTTTTTGGCGGCGATCCGTGCGGGCTTCCTTTTTTGCCTGGCATTACGCCTCCTTTTGTTGGAGCGTCCGGGTCGGACTTGCACCGCCCTTTTCAACCTGGTCGGTTGACGTGTCGCTGTCTACACTTCGAACGCGTTTCGGATATGGCTTGCGCAGAGGCTCAATCTTTTTTCGCATGTCGTCATCAAGGGGCATCAGATAGCGGTGTTTGAATCCAGAAATGACTCGTTCAGCATTTTGATCAACGTTTGCGCGCAACCACGGTATAGATTGACCTCCTTTGCCATACTTGCTATGCAGGCTTTTCGGGTGGTAATTGACACCGTGCAGGCGGTAGGCGTGAGTTTCTGCGCCTCCTGCATAGATCCAGCCGTTCGCCTGGTAGATGCCGCCATGATGGCCTTGGCCAGCGTCAGCAAACGAAACGATCATCCGTAGCCCATTAGATTGTTTCCGCAAAAAACGAATCGCCAATGCCATGATCCTGCTAACTGGTGTCGCATGTTTTTTTAATGCGACTCTAGTCAGTTCGCAAATTTCGGTCTGCTTAAGACCGTAAGGCGATCCGATTTCTGGTGTCGCGCCTTGGCCGAACAAAATAACGCCGATAAACTTGCCGTCTTCCCATGCGCCAATCCTAACGCACTTAAACACTGGAACGCAGCGGCTGTAATGCCAATTTATGCACGCGTAGCGGGCAGCCTCTGCTGTCGCCCAATCAATTTTTAGTTCAGGCTTCACGGCTGTCAAATTCCTTGCCGCAATTCGGGCAACATACCCACCTAGGTTCTAGAGCGTCCAGTCTGCTCTGATCATCTTCTGAGCCTGGGACAAAATCTACATCGCCAATCAGCGGTTTGATTTCATCGCCCGTAAAGCCCGTCAGGTCCAAATCAAACCCAAGCTCGCCCAGCTCGCCCAGCTCAAGCGCCAGCAGTTCGCTATCCCACCCCGCATTGAGCGCCAGCTTATTGTCCGCGATGACGTAGGCGCGCTTCTGCGCGTCTGTCCACCCTGCCGCCTCGATGGTGGGCACTTGCTCCATCTTCAGTTTGCGCGCCGCCAGTAGCCGCCCGTGGCCCGCGATGATGCCGCCGGTCTCATCGACCAGGATCGGCGTCGTCCAGCCCCACTCCTTGATGCTGGCGGCGATCTGGGCCACCTGCTCATCGGAATGCGTCCGAGAGTTTCTGGCATAAGGTATTAATTCGTCCGTTAATTTATATTTGACGTTTATATTCATTTGGATATCTCGATTAGCTTATCCAAATAATGCCGCGCCTTCTCCAGGTCGGCGACGCCGCCTTTGTCTTTGTAGCGCGCAATGTATTTTATGACATTACCCCGCAAGAATCCCGCAAACTCTTCATTAGACATCCACGCCTTCATTGCATCCCACGGCTGAACTGACTTCGTGACGTAGTGATCGCCTCCGATCTGGTGTGCGTTTTCTGTTCCCACATTTTACCTCATTCTAGGTTTGAATCGCCCGCAACAGGCGGGAACTGGGAACTATCCTAAGGTATAGTTCCGTTCGTTCCCGGCCAATTGCCTTTGCCTAACGGAACAGTTCCGGAACAGTTCCCAAAAGTTCCCTTAGTTCCCGCTGACCATCATGGCGCTAGCATGGTAATCATGCTTTACAATCCAGCCGTTCGCGAACCCCTCAATAATATCTGCATCTATTAAATCAGAGATCGGTTTGCCCTTCTGGCTGGGCTTGGCGTAGGCCTTCGCCGACTGCTCAGTTAATCCCTTCTGGCTGATTAGATATTCAATAAAAACCATTCGATCTAAATAAGGCGAACCCTTTTTAACCTCTCTGTCGCTGGCGAACCAGGCGTTCTCGAACAGCTTCCGGTGCTGGTCGATCTTTGATGTTGTCTTGTTAGTTATTGGCTTTTCTGTCGCCGCGAATACCGCGCCTTTAATTTCTTCCCCGTCGTCATCAAACCACCCGAGAGCGACTTGCGTCAGCGTTCCGTAGATCTCCTCCGGCTCTTCTGCATCCTTCATCTTGGTGCATTTTACAGTGATCGCGCCGTCGTCGTTCGTGACCAGAATGGACGCATCAAGCGACGCCTTCCATGCGCTTGACCCCCTGGCCCGAGTCTTGGCCTCGGCCGCCACGCCGACGTGATGGTTAATGGCGACGCCTGCGCCCAAAGCTGATGACACAACTGCCACCTGATTTAGGAACATCCTCGTATCCCGCGCGCTGTTCTCGTCGCCGGACATGTGGTTGTTGACGGTATCGATGGCCAGAAAAGCGACCTCCTCGTCGGTGGCTTCCCTGACCGCGTGCAGGATCTGTATCGCAGCGGCAGGAGAGTCGACGTCGATGGCCTTATTGGCGATCAATAGATTGTCGAGGCGGTCGACCTGATGATGCTTGCACCATGCAGCCACCCGCTGCCGCAGGCCATGATGGCCCTCGCCTGCAAGAAGCACGACAACACCCGGCTTCGTCTTTAGTCCCTGCCACTGCATGCCAGCTGCCATGTGACATAGCACGTCGAGCAGCACGAACGTCTTACCGGCCCCGCTCTCGCCGTAGATCATGGTCAGGCCCTGATCGGGTATCCAGCGCTTCACCGCCCAGCGTATCGGCGTCGGCTGTGACAGATAGGATGTCGCGCGGGTCAGATAGTAGTCGGCGCGCTTCGCCCGCTCTGCCTCGAGGATGTTTTCGACTGCTTCCGTGCCGAGCGCAACGTCGGCAGCGTAGTCCCATTCCGGTTCATAGCGGCTGACAGACCGCGCGATCTGGGCGATCTCAGAGGACGGAAGCGGCACCTCGCAGCGTTCCTCATTGGCGATCTGAAGCGCCGCCAGGATCTCCGTTTGCGTCATGCCGTGACGCCGCATCGCACCAGCCAGAGCGGTTAAGCCGCTGTTGCGGTTACCGGTGATCAGATTCCCGTCGGTTGTTTTGGGCGATTCGCGCTTGCGGGTTGTGATCGCGCTGATCCAGTGTGCCGGAACTGGCGCAGGCGCAACGCCGTCGAAAGGGTCTGATGACGCCTCCCATTCGTATGCGCGGCCGTTAATTACGGACGGATAGACCAAGAAGTATCTTCCATCCGCCAGCAGGTCGACGCCTTGCGTCAGTTTGCAGGAGCGGATGGCCTCGTCCCATACAGCAATATGGTGCGATCCGCCGCCTGCGGTGAGCTGCACTGCGCCCGCGTCCAGCTGGCCGTTCTGTTCCAGCCATTCCGCCCAACCATCCTCGCCGCCGTTGCGCGGGTCGACATCGAACACGACGATACCGCTATCCCGACCGGCAGCGATGGCGATGTTGTGATTCGAATTCTCGAACCACGCGCGCAACTGCGCCTCGTCAGTTGTGGCATCGTGGACGCCGTGCTCGGTCGCAGGCGCTTTGCTGTCGGCCAGGATTGGCAGAACGCGCCAGCCGAGTCTGGCGTAGCCGAGCGCAGCTTCTAGACTACTGATCGTCATCTGAGTCCGCCTTCAGCTCGCCCTTTGTTTTCAGCTCCAGCTCGTACTGCCGACTCATAGGCGGGCGGTCGCCCCACTGGTAAATCGTCTGCGGCCAGACCTTCAACGCATCAGCCAAGGCCTTGATGCTGCCGTAGAACGCAATCGCTTCCTTCGTGGTCATTTTCCAATTTCTTTTTCAAGCGGTGTTGACATCCTAACCGGGTTTGACTAACTTATCAACACACCCGAACGGATTCACCGAAGGGGTGAGAAGAGAAAAACCATGAAACTGCAACGAACCAACTCCATCGCCGCCTCCGGCGTGAAACTGCTCTGCTACGGCGCTGCAGGCGCGGGCAAGACCTCGCTCATCCCGAGCTTGCCGGAACCAATCATCTTGTCGTCCGAAGGCGGCCTGCTCTCGATCCGGGAGTCTGACCTGCCTTTCATTGAGATCAGCAACATCAACGACCTCCACGAAGCCTACGCCTGGTTGCTTTCGAGCGACGAAGCAAAGGCCTACCAGTCGGTCGCGCTCGACAGCATCAGCGAGATTGCCGAGGTTGTCCTGAACAGCGAGAAGAAGGCAACCAAAGACCCACGCCAAGCATACGGCGCTATGCAGGAACAGATGGCCGATCTGATCAGAGCCTTCCGCGACCTGCCGGGGAAGCACGTCTACATGAGCGCCAAGCTTGATAAGAGCCAGGACGAAATGGGCAAGATCCTCTATGCCCCCAGCATGCCCGGCAACAAGACCGGCCAGATGTTGCCCTACTTCTTTGATGAGGTACTGGCTCTGCGCGTCGAGAAGGACGCCGACGGCAACCCCGTCCGGGTTCTGCAGTGCCAGCCTGACGGCGCTTGGCTTGCGAAGGATCGGTCAGGCGCTCTGGACATGTGGGAGGAGCCGCATCTTGGGGCACTGATCAAGAAGATAGGGGGTGAGCTGTGAAACAATTCGACAACATGAGCCTGCGCGAGTTATGCGCCGACTGGATCGAATGCAAGCAAACAGAAAAAGCGGCAACTGACCACCGCCGCGAGATCGAGGACGAACTTACTCGGCGATTTGAGATCGCCGAGACGCTCGACGGCACCTTGCGGCCTGAGATCGACGGCTACACCGTCAAGGTCACCGGACGGATCGACCGCAAGGTCGATGCAGACAAGGTGCAGGAACTGGCGGCGGAGCACGACCTGACGGATGAGCTTTCGCGGCTGTTCCGCTGGAAGCCAGAAATCAACATGAACTTTTGGAAGAGTTACCCAGAAACGACGACGAGACTTCTTTCCCCGGCGATCACGGCCAAGCCCGGCCGTCCGTCTTACACCATTGAAGCTAAGGAGCAATAAAAAATGGCACGTCTTGATATGGCAATCGACCTCAACGATCTCCCAGTACGGGAGTCGTCCTACGACCCAGTCCCTCCAGGCTGGTATACCGCCACCATCCAAGAAGCGGACGCTCGTCCGACGAAGGACGGCACAGGGCAATACATCAAGATACGCTGGCGGATCGACGGCCCGGCGCATGAAGGTCGCATCGTGTTCGGCAACCTCAACGTCCGAAACAAGAGCGTTAAGGCAGAAGAAATCGGCCGCCAACAGATGGGAGAAGTCCTGCGCGCAGTAGGGCTGCAGCGCCTTGAGGACACCGACCAGCTGGTGGGTGCGACTCTCATGATCAAGCTGGACATCCGCCCGGCCAACGATCAATACGCGGCGCAGAACGAGATCCGCGGATACAAACCGAGCGATAACGCCCCGCCGGTCGCGGCGGTTGCGCAAGGCGCGGCTAAAAAGTCGCCGCCGTGGGCTGCGAAGAAGTAACTGGCTAGGCACTAGACAGGGGGCTAGCTAGTACCCTAGCTAGCTCTGCCAAAGAGGAAATAATGGCAAAAATCCTTCCGCCTCTACACACCATCGAATCAATGATCGATAAGGTCATGGTCGAAAACTCTGACAACGAACCCCGCGAACACCTGGGCTGCAGCCAAATCGGCCACCCATGCGAGCGTTGGTTGTGGCTGTCGTTCCGCTGGGCGGTGCGGCCGAGCTTTTCTGGTCGCACGCTTAGGATCTTTCGGCGCGGGAATCGCGAGGAACGAATCATCGCGAGTGATCTTGAATATATCGGTATTGATATAAGACACACCGGCGCATCACAGAAGCGCATCTCTTTCGGCCCGCACGTTGGCGGCTCCGTTGACGGTATCATTGAGCGCGGTGTGCCTGGGGCAGAATCCAAGCGCCATATCGCCGAGTTCAAAACCACCAACGCCAAGAATTTCTCGAAGCTGGAAAAAGAGGGCGTGCAGAAGGCGCAGCCGATGCACTACGCACAGATGCAGCTTTATATGCTGGGCACCGGCATCGACCGAGCGCTATACGTGGCGGTCTGCAAAGACGACGACCGCTACTACACAGAGCGCGTGTGGCTTAATAAGGAAGCAGCTGAAGCGTTACGCGATAAGGCGCTACGCATTGTCGCATCCGAGACGATGCCCGCGCCCATCAGCACCGATCCCAGCTGGTATCAGTGCAGGTTCTGCGACGCGCATGAATTCTGCCACACGACCAAGCTCACCAAGGAAGTGAACTGCCGCACCTGCGCGCATAGCGCCGTCCAGGAGCAATGGCACTGCAACAGGTGGGAAGATGTCATACCTTTATCACACCAGCGCAAGGGCTGCGACAGCCACGTACTGCATCCCGACTTGGTGCCGTGGCCGTTTCGCCAAAGCGACGACGAGTTTGACGCGCTATACGTCATTGACGGAGTGCGTACATTGAACGGAGAGAACGGCTATTTATCCAAAGAACTTGTAGCCAATGCCAGCGCTTGCGCGGCGGGGTTGGGGCAAGCGTTTAGGGAGGAGATGGGAGGACGGATAGTTGGATGATGCTGTATAAAAAAACAGATACAACCGTTTTTGCCCGAAACTAAAAAAACAGTAATATGGTTTTTTAAGTATATGATTTTAAAGCAAAATAAAGGGTTTCAGGTTTTTTCATGGTGCGCGCCATGCTAAGACCCTACCAGCACAAAGCCATTACCCAGCTATACGCTTGGTTCGAGCACAACCCAACCGGCAACCCGTGCATTGTCCTGCCAACCGGGTCTGGCAAAAGTCACATCATCGCGCATCTCTGCCACGACATGCTGACAACCTGGCCGGATACGCGCGTGCTGATGCTGACGCATCAGAAGGAGCTGATCGAGCAGAATGCCGAGAAGCTGTTAGCCGTCTGGCCGGACGCGCCGCTGGGCATCTACTCAGCCAGCGTCGGGCGCAAGGATCTGGACCAGATTACCTTCGCTGGGATTCAGTCGGTGAGGCGTCAGGCCAAGACGATCGGGCATGTTGATATCGTCATGATTGACGAGTGTCACTTGGTCAGCCACCACGACACTGGAAGCTACCGAAAGCTCCTTGCCGAGCTGAAAGAGATCAACCCCGCCCTTCGCGTTGTAGGTCTCACAGCGACGCCGTACCGCCTGGGCCACGGTTCGATCACTGACGAACCGGCGATCTTTTCCGCGCTGATCGAGCCGACCAGCGTGCTGGATCTGGTGCAGGCGAACTATCTGTCGCCGCTCCGCTCCAAACTGACCAACTACAGTTACGAGTTGGACGGGCTGCACAAGCGCGGCGGTGACTACATCGAGAAAGAGCTGGCCGAGCGGATCAATACCGACGGCCAGAATGTCGAGGTGGTCGACGAGATCATAAACCGCGGCCGCGACAGGAAAACCTGGCTGGTGTTCTGCTCAGGCGTCGAGCATGCATACGCTGTAGCCGATCGATTACGTAATCGCGGTATCAGCGCCGAGACGATCACCGGCGAGACGCCGAAGGCGACACGCGAGTCATTACTAAGTGACTTTCGCGCAGGACGACTGCGCGCTCTGACGAATGCGAATTGCCTCACCACTGGCGTCGACGTTCCGGGCATCGATTTGATCGCACTGCTGCGCCCAACCGCCTCGCCGGGCCTCTACGTGCAGATGGTTGGTCGCGGCATGCGCCTGGCTGAAGGCAAGTCCGACTGCCTCGTACTCGACTTCGCGGGTGCCGTAAAAGCACACGGCCCGATAACCGACGTGCGCCCGCCAGGCAAGGCTGGCCAAGGCGAAGCGCCGCTGAAGGCCTGCCCGGAGTGCAACGAACTGCTTCACCTGTCGGTGATGAAGTGCACTGCATGCGGCTATGAATTCCCACCGCCGCCCAAGCCAAAGCCGAAACTGCACGACGACGACATCATGCGCATCGCGCCCTTCCAGATGCGCGTTACTGACTGGCGATGGGACAAGCATATATCGCGCACCAGTGGCCTCGAGATGCTGCGCATCAGCTACTATTCCGGGCTGACTAATGACCCTGTTCGTGAGTACATGCCCGTGCGGCATGAGGGTTATGCCGGACGCAAAGCGGTCGAGACAGTGGCTATACTTGCCCGCTCGGCAGGCGCTGACGTGTTCGAGATCGACGACCTGGCCGAGCTGGCGCAGGTGCTGTCGCGCTCGACACCGCCAGCCATTGTCGAGTACAAGCGTGATGGCAAATTCCACAAGGTAGTGCGAAGAATATGGAACGTTACATTGACCTCGAGCGCGGCGTGATCAGCTGGGCGATTGATAGGGAGATCATCCCTAATAGCACGCCAATGGCGCAAGGAATCAAAACGCTGGAGGAAGTGACGGAGCTTCTTTCCGCCACGCAGAGGAATTTTCGCGGCGAGATGCAGGACGCCTACGGCGACATTCTGGTCACACTAATCGTTGGCTCCCGCCTGGCTGGCTTTGAGCTGCTGGATTGCCTCGAGCACGCCTACAACGTAATCAAAGACCGCACAGGAACGCTGCGGTCGGATGGAGTTTTTGTCAAAGATGCCTAGACCAAAAGAACCCGATATCGTCCTGTCTTGGCGAGATCGCCCGCCTGTGCCACGCTGTTGCCACACTTGTGACAATTTTGGCGAGGACGGAATATGCATCGAATTCGACGCCGAGCCGCCGGAGCTGTTCGCGCGGCAACCAGGCGCGTGTCCGGCGTGGCTAATGGAAGTGCCGTTCTAAGTGAGCATTACGAGCAGGCGACATTCGTCGCCTGGTTCCGCCAGACCTATCCCTCCGTCCGAATCTTCGCCATTCCCAATGGCGGATCCCGCTCACGCACCCAAGGCGCAAAGCTGAAGCTTGAAGGCGTCAGCCCAGGCGTGCCGGATCTTTTTATCCCAGCGTGGAATCTTTGGATCGAGATGAAGCGATCCGTAGGCGGACGCCTATCCGCAGAGCAGAAAGACTGGATCAGCTATTTACAAGATGTGGGTCATTGTGCGATCGTGTGCGCAGGGTGCAGTGACGCACAGGAAAAGGTGAGACAGTTTGAAAAAGGATCGGTATCTAACGGTTCGCCTGCCGCCGGCGGTTGAGACTGAGCTGCGCAAAGTCGCAGAGGCGCAGACCCGCACGCTGGCCGGGCAGATTCTTCATTACATTCAGGAGGGGTTGAAGCGTGACAAAGAATGATTGGCTTGCAGGCGCGTTCTGGTTCTGTCTGGTATATGGCCTCGGCTATCTAGCACTGGTGACCGCGCCATGAAAGAAAAATGGTGGATAGTTGACGACGGCGTCGAGCTAAACATCGTGTCAAGCGGCGTAGAGCCGCTGCACGCCCGGCGTGGACCGTTCGAGTTTTACCTCGAGGCAGAAGAATGGGCGATCAGGTGGGAGCGCAAGCAGCGCGCTCGAGAGGACACGGCCTATCTGGTCATGCTGGGCTGGGCGCTGTTTGCCCTGATCGGCTTCTTCTGGTGGGTGTTCGTATGATGCTGCCCTATTTCAAGAAGGTAAAACCCGAAAAGCTGAAGCGCCCGTCCACGACCAAGTTCCCCGGCGTGCCTAAATTTATGGAACTTCTACGCGAGCATAAGCCAGACCGAATCGCTGAGATGCTGGCTGTGACTCCGCACACGGTTACCAAATGGGTCAAGATCCATGAACTCGGCCACCTGCTGCCTGCGGCCAGCGGGTTCCACGCTGGATATCACAACCACCTCGCCTACAAATGGGCGAAGGTAAAACTGAGCAAAGCTGAGGGGATAAATGGATGGTTCCGGCGGATAAATATCTAAACCGTCGAGGCGAGCGCAACCATCGCGCCAAACTGACCGAAAGCGACGTGCGGCTGATCCGCGCATTAGGCTCGCACGGCCTGACGCAGCGCGCGATTGCGGCAAAGTTCGAGGTGTCGAAACGGGCGATAGAGGCGGTACTTACTGGGCAGAGTTGGAGGCATGTGTGACCAGAGAAGACATTATCCGCATGGCGATAGAGGCTGGGCTACACGAATATACGGGGCGGCTTGAAGTTTTTGCCGCCTTAGTCGCCGCCGCAGAGCGCGAGGCGTGTGCGAAGGTGTGTGAACGCTTACCAGCGCAGCAGGACATTGACGTTCGTGATCAGTGCGCCGCAGCCATCCGAGCAAGGGGAGGTGAGTGATGGACTATGACGAGGCATTGCACATTTCGTGGGTAGACACGGCGATGGTCATGGCATACGACTTTGCCGAGGCGTACTGCAATCACCAGTGCGACGACCAGCAAGACCGATTGCATGAATTGAACACGGCTAGGCGGGTTTTACGTGAGCATTTGATCAACCAGCCGGCAAGCATGTCTTTGACTGACGCGGAGTTGCGAGCGGGGATTGAGTTGCAACGCCGTGAAATTGATAGGTTGCGAGAACTTGTAAAGGATTCCTTGACGGTTGCCGCAGCTGAGCGCGAAGCGTGTGCTGCGTTTCTTGAAAGCGGCGTCGATCTGTCCGGGTTAGCTGGAGATCCGATGATGCAGGCGTTTACCGGAAAACTTCTTATCGGCTGCGCCCAAGCCATCCGCGCGAGGGGAGATGTATGACCGACCCACGCGACCAGTTACGCATGGCCATATTCGACCTGTTCAGCGAGTGCAACAGCCTCTGCAAGCAGGATCTGGCCGCTGGGACAGGCCAACGGGCAGCCAGGGTTGCGTTACGTCGAATGGAACTGGCGGCCGAAAAGGTCGCCGAGCTTCATATCAAAATGAGAAAGTGCATACAGGAGGCGGAAGGTGCGGACATTGACTGATGAGGACGTTCGGCTGATCGTCGAGCTGTTCAATGATTTATCGATCTCGGTAAAAGAGATCGCCGAGAAATTCGAGGTATCACCCTCGCTGGTCGAGGGCATCACGCGGCGGGAGATTTACGTAGACGTGACTAAAAGGCTGAAGATCGAGCGCCGCCCGCGTGGACGGCATAAGCTGGATCGCGACAAGGTGCGAACGATCAGAGCACTGCGATCTGAAGGCTGGACGATCCAGCGCATCGCGAACAAATTTGCGGTCAGCTATCCTACCGTTTCGCAGATTTTGTCCGGGAGGACGTGGGCTTTTGTCGAATGAAGGTGAGGTAATCCGCAGCCGCTTCGACATCCCAGAACGGCTTGATCTTTTCAGCCTCGACCCGCGCCGAGGGGTTAACGATGATCGAAACAGACGGTGCGAGGCGCTTCGGCCTGAAGCCCTTCTCTTTAGCGAAGTCGTCAATGACTTTGTAGCCGGAAACACGAAACAGCCAGTGCGCCATGCCGTCGATTGAAGGCTCCACCCGAGCCTCGTCGACGTGCGTGTGTCCGGCGACGATGACGTGGTCCTTCCAGCCGAACAGAAGCTCCCTTTTCATGCCGTGCGTGTCGGAAAACTGGCTTCGACCAGGAAAGTCATGCCGGGCGTGGATTCGGATCTCCTCGCCGCTTTCCCAGCGCAGCGCGATCCTGGCGCCATGCGCCTGCACGACCCCCGTGCGACTCTGGTGCGTGATGAAGCGCAGCAAATCCATCCCGTTGTTCCACATATCGTGATTGCCGCCAACCACGAACAAGTTTGGACACAAACCAAACATCCACTCGGCTAGCTTTAGACCATCTGAGAACCTGGCGCTTTGGTATGCGTACAGTCGCTGTAACCGCCCCACCCAGTTGTTGGTGATGTCCCCGAGGTGGCCAGCGTAGAATCCGTCAGTGCCGCCAACGGTTTTAAGGTCTTGCTCCAACTGCGCAATGTCGCAGTGGTCGTCGTCCAGATGCGGGTCGCCAACTAGGCAGATTCCTATCGGCTTCTTTCCGCTGACGGTAACCGGAATCAGCTTCGCCCAGGTCTCGTGATCAAGCGCGCGAGTCATGTGCGCCTTTTTGCGTTGCAGCAGCTCCTCGATTGACTCTTCGGTCTCGGGCTGTTTCTGAACGAAAATCCCTTCTGCCGGACGCTCTGGCAGAAGCTGGCGATCGCGTGCTACGCGAAGGCGGTTCTGAAGGGTTGACCGAGAGATGCCCAACAGCTCAGCCGCGCGAGCGGTGTTGTAGTCGCTCTGCTCGAAGGCAGCGACAGCCTCGGCGATGATTCGCCCAGGTAAGGGTTGCGCTGCCATCAGCGGGTGACCCCTGCCCTCTTCTCGTACGTGCGCAGCCCCCCTATTCCGAGCAATCCAGAGACCACAACCCAGAGGAATTCAGTGTCGATGTCAGGAGGGGAGGGCACCCCATTAACTTGCGCCACCCAAGTCAGCATCGGCTGGAGCAGGCCGACATATGCAAACGCAGATCCTCCGACCCAGCCGAAGAACGGCCGCCACCCGGCGACGAATACGCTGGGATGCGCAGCCTCTCGGGCGTTGATTTCGAGCTGAGCGATTGTCTGCTTCAGCTCGCCCTCCATGGCCATGCGCAGAAAGTCTGCCTCGGCTTGTCTCCGCGCATCAGCGTCCGGTATCAGCCGGTCGATGAGTGACTTTCCGACCTCAAGAAGAGGAGCGAGCAATAGTGGATTCAAGGATAGAATTTCCGATTAAGTTCGTAATGCGGCCCGTCGCGGAAGCTCGTCCAATCACCGCCCCAGATTATGGGTACTTTGTACTCCATCGCGGCGTCTTTCATCGCGCCAGCGATCTGAGCGTACAACGGCCAGGACCAGTCGATCTGCCCATCGACATACGCGCCGAGGTCGACAGCGTGGCCGGTGAGGTGTCGTGAGTTCATGGTCTTAGACGCCCCGGCCTGCACCAGCTTCTTCTGACGCTCTGCCGTGCGCAGGCCTTCCAGAACGGTAAAGTCCACCGGCGTCAGTTCGATGGCGCGATAGACGACTTTGACCAAATCCGGGTGAACGCCTTCGAGGCGCTCGATTGAGCGCTTACCAAGTCTGAACGTCATATTGGGCTAAAGTCGCAATCGATTGAATTTCCAGAAGTTGATGCTAGCACGGTGGTCGAGGTTGTTGTGCGCAGTTCAATCGTAAAATTAACGCTTGCGTCTGAGGTTGTGCTAACCGTCCACGTTCTGGTGGAAGATATCGTGAGCCACGTGTTAACGGTTCCGGTCGTAAACGACCCAGCGGTCGGCGTGATGCGAATCTGATAGCTCGACCCGATTGCCGTCGTTGTCGGAGAGTACCAACCGGGATCAGGCGTTATTCCACCGTCGACAATGTTGCCGTTTCCGCTCACGGTAAGCGTGCCGTTTGTATTGGCGGTGAGCGTCACCGTGGACGATCCTGCTGCCGCGAGTCGAGAGTTAACCGAGTTGAACTGGGATAGAAAAACGCCAGCACCGCCTCCGCCACCGGCCGTGGTTACAGACAAAAGCCGCGCCCCGAAAGACATCAGCCGAAGTCCTTCAGCAGCGTTGCATACCAGAACCCAGTCGCGGCCCTGTATGTGGCCACCAGCAGGTCGACATCGTTAGCACCTGTCGACAAGACGCCAGCGCTTGCGCCTGGCCATTTGAAACTTGCTGGCCAGGTCATGGTCCGGCTTCCGGTTGCGTCCTGTGTCAGAAAGACATTAATCGTCTGGCCGTCTTTCAGGTTTGAAAACGTCATGGCCGTGGTCACGTTCGCTGTCATCGCAATCGTGAACACGTTCGAAAGCGCACAGTCGATCACCATATCGGTGGCAGAGAAAGTCACAGCCACCGGCGTGGTCTGTGCGTTTCCGGTGAATGTAGCACCAGCAATGGTCGGTGCAGTCGCGAATACGGCCGCGCCCGTGCCGGTCTCATCCGTCAGCGCAGAACGCAGGTTTGCGCTCGAGGGCGTGGCAAGGAACGTCAAAACGCCAGTGCCTGCACCCGTCAGCCCGGTCGACACCGGCAAGCCCGTGCAGTTGGTCAGCGTGCCGCTTGCAGGCGTGCCAAGCACAGGCGCTACCAGCGTCTTATTCGTCAGCGTCTGCGTGCCGTCCGTCGTGACAACCGTACCGGTCGTGCCGGTCGATGTCGCGGCTGAGAACACCAGCGCGCCAGTCTTATCGTTTACCCGAATGCTGTAGTCGGAATTCACGAACAATCTTGCAGGCGACCCAGAATACACCGGATAGCCACCACTCGTGCGGATCGGCTGCGCGGCTGCAATCGTCAGCGCGGAGTCGAAGTACACCGCAACCGGGTTCGCAACCGGATCCAGGTTAGCGGTCCCGACGTAAATGTATCCGTCCTCCAGCGCCACCCCGGCGTCGTCGGTGAAGAGCGGATACGGAGATTCGATGATGATGGCGGGCATTTATTGTTGCTCCTGCGTTCCTGCTGTGTAGATGCCAACCGCCGCCGGGATCGTCAGTACCCGAGCGACAAGCCTCGCCTGGCTATCAGTCACAGCCTGGCCATCCATAGCTCGCTTTACAATAGCCAACGCGTCTTGCGCGTTTTGTCCTCTAATCTGCGTCAGAACCCGAGCGGATTCTTCCCAAAGGCCAGCGCGGCGAATCGCCTCGGCTTCTTCGGTTGCTCCGGTGAATGATTGCCAAAGAACTTTAGCAAAATTAACTGGCTCGCCTTTTCGCAATGTGTCCAACAATCCGTAACGCTGGCCTTCTATTGATTCACCTAGCGATGTGCGCATTGCTGTTTTTGAGTTGGTTGCAACAGCAAATCGCATGCGAAGCGCGGATAGCGACTCGTCAAGCTGTTTATACAAGTCGTCTGCTGCGTCTTTTCCAAGAACGGTTTCAACTTTTGTGCGTTCTTGCCTGCTGGTCAAATCCTTCATGAGCCTGTTAAGTTCCATTGGCTCTGTGTCTGGGTTTGCGGCGCTTTCTGAGATTTTTGACAAACGCTCGTCAATGCTTGAACGCAAGCCCTTGGCAATCATTTCGCGCTGTTCTGGTGTTTTTATCGATTCGCGCATAAACCTGATCGTTTCACCTCGACTTACATTTTTGTTCAGCAAGTCGAATCCAAACTGAGCCGCGTTAACGCGCTTGATCGTATCTTCTCCAGCAGCAAGTGCGCTGGAGTAATCAGGATTTATGTCCTTTAGAATCGTTCTGATTTCTTTCGATATCTTTCCAATAACTCGCGCTTCATTGCTGTCGCCAGCTCTTTGTGCGTTTGAAGATAATTCGTTCAGGCGTCGTGATACTAGGTCCAACTGTCTAACGTCAGGCAGGCGCTCAATCGTAACCTTTCCGTCTTGATCAATAATCCCTAGCAATTGTTGGCTTTCGTAGCCTTCGCCCTGCATCAAACGGTTTGCGTCTCGCAGCGCAGACGGATATGCGGTTGCCACTCTGTTCGACAACTCTTCAAGACGCATTCCTTCAGGGCTTGAATAATCAATCGGCTTGGAATACGCAGCACCGTAAAGACTTTCTCGCTCCTGCATTGTTTCTTCTTTGATGGATCGCTGCATATCAACGATGTCGACAGGTTCGCCGAGCCTTTCGTTTAGTTTGTCGTCCATGTTAGCCATCGCGAGCGTCGTTCGATCTTTGATGGCCCTGCGCGCTATATTCATCGCTTCAGGAGAACGTGTCATAGCGACATCAAGCATGTTTTGAGCGCCTGGAGAAACGTCGGCAAGCATTGACTGCGAGCCTGCATTTCTTAAAATTCTTTGCGCTTCCTCCAAATCATCAAACCTCAGAGCATCTCTAATTGCTATTGCTGCTGGCCTAGAAACATTAAAATAATTTGATATTGCCGCAGTGTCTGATCCTTTCAGACGATTGAAAACATTTTTTATGCCTGCAGAAACAGCAGGCGCAGCCGCGCCAACACCGCCGCCAAAAAGCGCACCCGTTGCGCCGCCTGTTAGCGCTTCTGATGTCCTCGTTTCTGGCGTTGTACCAGCGCCATATCCGCTAATTGCGCCCTCAATTGCGCCACCCAAAACGCCTGCTAGTCCGCCTCTTGCGACTTGCGTCGGAACAGTCGCCCCAAGCAAAGGAGTAAGTCTGCCAACGCCTGCTGCGGCACCCATCGGCACGGCGGACGCAATCCCCCCAGCAACTTGCAATCCAGTGGACAACCCAGGGCGCTCGGACGCCAGCGCTTCTTGCATGCGCCTGGTCCGTTGGCTCGCCTTCATCCCATAAATGCCGCCTACAATCTCGTCCATGTACTGGCCAAGAAGCGGAACGCCTTGCATGAAAGTTGCAGCGGCAGAACCGCCAGGGAGCGCAGATATAAGCTCGCGATTCCTGGCGTTCATCACGGCTTGGTCGAATGTTGCGCCACCTTTGATGTCCGCAACGAAGCGCGGGTCAGACGATGAAAACGCCGGCCCTTGGAATGTCTCCATGCCGTCTATGGCAACGACTTGGCCTTCTGGAACTTGCTGCACAATCTGAGCGCTTGGCGGTAGCTGGCCGGTAGGCGCGACTTGTTCTGGCGTGCCGCCGAACTCTCTAGCCATGGCTTGGTAATCAATTTGCGGAGCGCTTGGCGCATCTTGCGGCATTACTTCCGCCTCTGACTCTTCCGCTGGTGCCCCGCCAAACTGTCGAGCAAGTGCTGCGTAGTCTGTTGCCATTATTGGAGTCCTGCGGCTTTCTTATAAGCATCAGCCGCCGCTTGATTGGGGAATTTGATTGGCCCCTGCGGCGTGTTTACTGTGACTTGATTAGCAAAAGCAACAGCTTCCTGAAGCGGGTTGCCAAGCGCAGCCATCTGTTTTCTGGCCTCTTGTACTGTGATTTCACCGCTTTGCGCCCTTGCTGCGATGTCTCCCATATCGGCGTCGTACTTAGCAGTTGCAGCCATCGTATCAATGATCTTTTGTCTGCCGCCGGGCGTCTGCATGAGTTTTGGCAGAGCGCTTCGATACATGTCCGCGTCTTTGTCTGTCATGGGACCAGAGCCTGGAGGTCTTTGCCCAGGAATAATTCGCTCAATCAATGCGGAAGCCGCAGCAGCATCGTCTCCACCAGGAACATCAATTCCAAGATTGGACGCAAAAGCGGATATCTTTCCAGCCGCTCCAGCAGGAACCCCAGACAGTGCTTGCTGAAGCTGCATAATGTCCTGCATGTTTCTGCGCGCTTTTGCACCTTGGTCAACAATGCTTTGGAACTGCTGCGCCATAGCTTTGCCGGTTTCTTTTTCAAACGCTCCTTCTCCAGGCCCGACGTTGACAGTCGTGCCACCACCGCCAACTTGGGAGATTTTCCCTGTTTTGCTTCTTTGATACGCCTTCGTTGGATCAAGCCCGAGGTTGGTTTTTTGCTCAGGCGTTAGCAGCGTGTATTCTTCAGTCTCTTCCCCGCCAGTCGCCTCTACATATTTGCCCCACTTCTCAGGATCAAGGCTAGCGCCGTAAAGGTTGGCCATGAAGGGCAGAGACTCCGGTTTGTTTTTGGCGGTCTCTAGCATCGTGTCCAGGCTAGTGGTATCCATGCCTGCATTTGCAAACGCATCCCGCCGCTGCTCAATGAGTCGTGATGCTACCTCTGGATTGTTTGACTTCAGCGCCATCGAGACATTCGTTGCGAACTTAAACTCTTCGTCCTGCATTTCCTTGCTGAGTGACGACCAGTTTTCCGCAACGACTTCCCGCATCTGCGGGTATTTCAGTATCAATTCCCTCGACGCAGCGGCGGTCGGGTTGGCAAGGTATGACTGCATGTCGGCCGAAAACTGCTCTTTCATCCGTGCAGCTTCTTCTTCCTGCTGCCGCT